GGTCTTGCAAGCGAGCTTGTCGGGCAGTTCGATGCTGACCGTATGAGCCGTGCGGACTGGGAAGACTCCTATGTCCGCGGTCTTGACTTGTTAGGACTGAAGTTTGAGGACAGGTCTACTCCGTGGGAGGGCGCTTGTGGCGTCTTTCACCCGATGCTGTCTGAGGCGGTTATTCGCTTTCAGGCTCAGACCATACAGGAGATATATCCCGCCAGTGGGCCTGTAAAGACTTCTATCGTCGGCAAAATAGATGACGAGAAGACCAAGCAGGCGCACAGAGTACAGAACTACCTGAACTACTTGATTACCCAGCGTATGACGGAGTACAGGACGGAGACAGAGAAGCTGTTGTTCTCCCTGCCGATTGCAGGCTCCGCATTCCGCAAGGTCTACTTTGACCCCAGCATGGGCAGACCTTGCGCCATGTTTGTGCCAGCAGAAGACTTTGTGGTCAGCTACGGTGCGTCTGACTTGTCGACATGTGAGCGCGCCACCCATGTAATGAAGAAAACTTCCAATGAAATCAGGAAGTTGCAAGTTGCTGGGTTTTATTCAGATATAGATTTGCCTGCACCAACACCGGACATCTCTGAGATACAGCAGAAGTATGACCGGATGACGGGAGACTCGGACAACTACGAGCTTGACCACAGGCACACCCTGCTGGAGATGCATGTTGACATCGACCTGTTAGGGTTTGAGGACACAGACGGAGGCAAGCAAACAGGTATTGCTTTGCCCTACGTTGTTACCATTGACAAGTCATCACGAACGATCCTGTCGATACGGCGCAACTGGTACGAAAACGATCCAGCCAAGATGAAGCGGGATCACTACGTTCACTATCAGTATCTGCCGGGGCTAGGATTCTACGGGTTTGGCTTGGTACACATGATCGGCGGTCTATCTAAGTCGGCAACTTCGTTGCTCAGACAGTTGGTAGACGCTGGAACACTTGCCAACCTACCGGGGGGATTGAAGTCTCGGGGGCTCAGAATTAAGGGCGATGACACTCCCATCATGCCCGGAGAGTTCCGTGACGTAGACGTTCCGGGTGGTGCAATCCGCGACAACATCACGTTCCTGCCTTACAAGGAGCCAAGCAACGTCCTTTATCAGTTGCTGGGTGACATTGTGAATGAGGGGCGTCGATTCGCGTCAGCGGCGGATGTGAAAGCCTCAGACATCAATGGCGAAGCGCCGGTTGGCACCACGCTTGCGGTATTAGAGCGCGAGATGAAGGTGATGAGCGCGGTACAGGCCCGTGTTCACGCCGCAGTCTCCAAAGAACTCAAGATACTGTCAGAGCTTGTCAGGGACTATGGCCCAGAGGTCTACCCCTATGAAGAGGAGGACGGGCAGACCGTTCCCACAGACTTTGATGATCGGGTAGACATTATTCCTGTCAGCGACCCCAACGCGGGGACGATGGCGCAAAGAATCATGCAGTATCAGGCGGCGTTGCAGTTGGCGGCTCAGGCACCCCAGATGTATGACATGCCACTGCTTCACCGCCAGATGTTAGACGTTCTGGGCATTCAGGACGCAGACAAGATTGTTCCAACAGAGGACGACATTAAGCCGACAGACCCTGTCACAGAAAATATGAACATTATCACCGGAGAGCCGGTCAAGGCGTTCATATATCAGGATCACGAAGCGCACATCCAAGTCCACATGGCGGCGATGCAAAACCCCGACATTATGAAGATGGTCGCCAGAGCGCCTAACAAGAAGGCGATTGAGGCGGCATTTGCCGCGCACATTGCGGAACACGTAGCGTTTCTATACAGGTCTAAAATTGAGAAAGAGCTGGGAATTGAGCTTCCCGGCCCAGACGAAAAATTACCTGAAGATATCGAACTGCGTATATCTAGATTGGCAGTGCCTGCGGCTGAACAGCTTACAGGCAAGGCCCAGATGATGGAGCAGGCAGAGAAAAACGCCCAGCAGTCGCAAGACCCGATTGTTCAGATGCAACAACGAGAGTTGGCGCTCAAAGAGCAACAGGCGGCGGCTAAGGCGCAGACCGACATGGCTAAAGTCCAAGTCGATGCACAAAAGGCAGAAGCCAAGACCATGCTTGATCTGGAGAAGATGGATCAAGAAGAACGCTTAGAGAGCGCAAAACTCGCCGCAAAGGTGGCGATGCAAGACTCCAAAGAGGAAGCCCAACAGGAGATAGAGGGCTTCAAGGCTGGATTCAATTTAATCAAGGACACCCTAGATGACGAAAAAGGCAACGAATAACGTCTTAATAGCCATACAAAACGATCTGAGAACTCAAATGAACGAGGTCTCGGATCATATGGCGATAGGCGGTTGCAAGGACATGGATGAGTATTCCCGCAATGTGGGCATTATCCAAGGGCTGGCTTTTGCAGAAAGAACGCTGTTAGACCTAGATGAGAGGTTGGAGCGCGAGTAATTCGTTACACACGGTAACGCATGGTGACACCAGACACCTATCTCTGGTGCAGGAACGGACTATGACTGAAGAAGACACACAGGTTGCCAAGCAACTACCCGAACCCAAAGGCTACAAATTACTCATTGCCCTCCCAGAACCCGACGAAATGACGGAGGGAGGCATCCTCAAGGCAAGAGAAACCATGCACATTGAAGAGATTGGCTCTGTGTGCGGGTTTGTCGTAAAGATGGGCGCTGACGCTTATGGAGACAAAGCTCGTTTCCCAAGCGGCCCGTGGTGCGAGGAAGGTGACTGGGTGCTAATGCGCTCATATAGCGGGACGCGATTTAAGGTTCATGGTAAGGAATTTCGCCTTATCAATGACGATAGCGTTGAAGCAGTAGTTGAAGACCCAAGGGGGATTGTGAAGGTATGAGCGAAGAGCAGATGGAAGAACAAACCATGTCCACTGAGGACAAGTTTTTCGGTGTCAAGACAACTATTGGCGGTGAAAAAGCTGATGTTGATGTCGAAGTCGTAGATGACCGGCCCCCAGAGGATCGCCGTCCTCCTGCCAAAGAGGCCAAGGAGGAAGAAGGTGGCGACGAAGAACTGGAGGGTTACTCAGACAAAGTCAAAAAGCGCATTAATAAGCTACGCTATCAACAGCATGAGGAGCGTAGGCAACGTGAATCTGCTGAGAAAATGCGCGAAGAAGCTGTCAGAGTGGCTCAGAAGTATGCGGATGAAAACAAGAAGTATCATGCGATCATCCAAGAGGGCGAGCAGTATCTGGTTCATCAGATTCGAGAGCGAGCTAATCTGGCTCTGGAGCAAGCTAAAGGTCAGTATCGCCAAGCATACGAAGAAGGAAATACGGATAAGGTTGTCGAAGCCCAAGAAGCTATGATAAGGGCGCAATCTGAGTTTCAGTCTGCCGACTATCAGATGAACCAGATCAACGCTGAAAAGCAAAGATTTGCCCAGCAGCCACAGCGTTTTCCAGAGCCGCAACCGCCAGTACAACAGCCACAACAAGCCCAACAGGCACAACAGCCGCGTCAGCCTACCGAGAGAGAGGCTAAGTGGGCGCAGGACAATCCGTGGTTTGGTCAGGAAAAAGACATGACTGCTTTGGCGTATGGCGTCCATGAGCGGCTTATCAGGGATGAGGGGTATGACCCCAACTCCGATGAATACTTTGAGACTATAGATCGCACGATGCGCTCTAAGTTTCCAGAATACTTTGGTGATGACACCAAAAGTCCCCCCGTGGTCACAGCGCCCTCCTCACGGAATAACGGCGCGAAGCCACGCAAGGTGAAGCTGACTCGCACTCAGCTAAGTCTAGCCAAAAGGCTAGGGATAACACCTGAACAATATGCCAACCAGCTTATGAAGGAGGCAGAGTAATGGCAGAAGAGCGCACAAACAGGGACGCAGAGTCCAGAGAAGTAGAGACAAGAACAAGCGATTCGTGG